TCAATTTCTTGTGTTTCATTTCCAACAATTTCTTTTGCTTCATCTTCAGAATAATCAAGTGAACGCATTAATGAAAATACTTTTTGTTCATTTGATATTTGCGCTTCTAAGATACTAATAATTATTTTACTAACTTTTTCTTGTTTGGCGGCTCTCCTATCTTCATCTTCGTGAAGCACCGGAATAGATGAAAGGTTTTGCCTTATTTGATACGTTGTGTTGTCTTTTTCATTCCAACCTGGAAGCAACCATTCCGAAAGACTGTGAATATCTTTTGCATTTACCGGAATAACCGCATTGGTAAACATTGCTTTTTCCGCTTCTTTTCGATTGTTATATGTCTTATTTGCCGGGTCATTGAATAAAGAACTATCAACACCGTATAAATTACAAAGGTCGCGCAACTTCATAACCGCGCTTTCAATTATCTTTAATTGTGTTGCATCCATTCCCATTTGAATAAAATCAACATTTGCTGAAGTTGCAATTGCTTTTCCAAATTTACTTGCACCCATCATTCTATTATCAGCGGCTTGTTGTATTTGATTTCTTTCTTCCGGTGTTTGTGCGCGTTCACTACGTGAAGTTATTAAACCTCTAATTCCTTGATTTCGCACCAAAACAGATTGTGCGGTTTTATTATCATTTGAAGCAACCAAAGAAAGCAATCCGGCTTGTAAAGGTGATAATCCTAAGCAACTTGACATTCCATATTCCGAAGGATTGTAAAATTTAACGTGGTTCATATCTTCAACCGGAACAATTAATTTATTCGTTCCTAACTCCAATTTATACTGTTTCGGAATATAATTAAAATCTTCAATCTTGCAATCAATGGTTATAATGTTATTATTGACCATTATAATTTCTTGAAATGCTTCACCGAATCCAGGTGTTTTCCTTCCGCGTCTAAAAGTGTTTCCTTTTGTTAATAAGTTTGTAACAGATTGTTCGATAAAATCGTGAATGTTCTGATAATCATTTGGTCTTTTTGTTACTATTTCGAACAAATCGCCTTCAGTAACTTGCACCCATTCATCACCTTCTTTTTTCCAAAGTTCACGCGGAATGTGTTTTGCATTATCGGCAATCTTTTTAACTATTGAATATACATCACCGTTATTAATATAACCTTTATCAATAACTCCATCAGTTTTTCCAATGTCGAAATTTGAACCTATTTGATAAACTGAAACTTCCGGAATCTCGGTATTGTCTTGAAACCAATTTGAAAATATTCCCATTTTTTATAAAAATCTTTGTACAAAGTTAAACATTTTTTTTAATGTATTAATCAACGTAAAAATGTCTATAATTTGACATTTCAATTACTCCGGTTAATGCATCCGCTGAATCATCATTTTTATTTGCTTTGAATAGTTTTTTATACAATCTTACGTGGTTGAAAAACTCCGGGTATTTAATATGCCAATCTTCCGGGAATATTAATCTTCTGTTAACGGTTGCGCTATTAGTATAAATTCTTGATTCTTTGTTATGTGTTTGGCTAAATACGTTTATTGTGCAAGTGTTTATTACCGCGCGTGTTATTGCTTCGGCCCATAATCGCGTTCCAGGAGAGCGTTCAATGTCTGCAAATCCAATGTTATCTTTAATCAGCAAATCAATCATTGCGCTTTCTGTAAATTCAACACCTTTTTGAGTGTATAATATATCGGTAACATAAATATTTGAATCATCTGCATCCGTTGGAATAGCGTAATTAATTGAACACAAATAATCAATACCACTATCAGCGGAATCAGTATAATTTTTTCTTTCTCTAATTTCCGGAAGTCTTAAATAAGTTTTAAAAGGATAATAAAGCAACCCTTCTTGTGATGTTGGATTTCCTTGATTCATACATTCAAACTTTTCCGGGTCAAGCGTTCGGTCTTTTATCAGTTTTTTCAATGCGTGTTTTTCCGGGTAAAGCGGTTCACCTTCATTTCTTTTATCAAGTGATGTTGGTGGTCCAACCTTAATAGCTTCAAAATTTATCTTTATCCAACCATCAAAACCTTCATTAAGATTGTGGATTTCATCAATAGATTTAATTGTTATAACTTCTTCTTTGTGCTGAATCATTCCTATTAAATCATCTTCGTGCCACCTTGTAAATACAATCAATTGTTGGCTATCATTATGCAGCCTTTTCGTAACTACGGAAGAATACCAATCCCAAACCGCGTTCCTTACAACCGGTGAATTACCTTCCATAGCATCCTTGTATAAATCATCCATAATCATAACATCAACCGCGTTTCCGGTTAATGGGCCACCTCTACCAACGGCTTTAAGTGAACCTAAAGAATCAACAATTTCAAATTCTTCTGAATTTCTAAGGTAGTTTGAAGATACGGTTACAACATTTGATTCGTTTAATAATGTTCCTGGAAATATAGAATGATATTCTTTTTTATCAATTAATCTTTGGATCTGTCTATTAAATTTCTTTGCAAATGTTGACGAATAACTTCCAACGGCAATTTTAGTGTCCGGATTCCTTCCAAGAATAAAGGCCGGTAATTGTATTGTTGAACCGGTGCTTTTTCCGTGTTGCGGCGGTATTGTAACCATTAAGTTTTTTATCTTCTTGTATGCAAATAGATTTAATACTTCATAATAGGCTTTATGAAATTCGGTTGATTGAAATTCCGCCATTGTTTGTTGCGTAAACTTCAATAAATGTCTTTTACCTAATTCGTTTTTAACTTGATTCGTCTTTATTTTCATCAGCCGCTTTTTCAAGTGCAATTAATACTTCGGTTGAAAGTTTTGATAAATCAATACTTGAGTTAATTGCTTCACCTTGTGTTGTATGGTCGATTTCTTGCCTTTCAATATAACCGCGCTTCTTTCCTTTGGTCTTTAAAAAGAATATAGTTGCAGCGGTTGAGTTTTCTTTTATCTGTTTATGTAATTGTGATTCGACAAAATCCAAAGTAACGTTTTCAATCTCCTGGACCTTCTTTGCAAAATCTTCATCATCTTTTAACCATTGATAAAATTGTGTTCTTGAAACCTCTGCAATTTTACAAGCGGTTGTAACTACTCCAAGCGATTTTTCAAGCGCATCAACAACTTTCTTTTTACTATGTTCGGTTTTGTTCGCTTTTGGCATCTTATTTATTTAATTACTAAACCAGGTTTATCGCTTATAATGATTCCGTTTTCTTCTAATATACTGATAAAATTATTATATTGTTTTTCAACGCAACTTGATAAATCAATATAGGTATTCCCATTTTCGGGGAACGTATGTAGCGCAAAATGACTTTCGCTTAATAAATATAAAGCCGTATATCCGAACGGCTTAAAGTGGTGTTCTATAAACCCCAACACATCAAATCCGCTTATCTTTAGAGCAACTTCAAAAGTTTCTTTAATTTCATCGGGGTGTGTTATGTTTATCCAACCCTGTAATTTAATCATTTTACTTTCCATCTTAAATTATTTTTCCAAATCCTTTTCTCAAAGGCGGTATCGTGTTGTCAATCTCCAGCTTATCTTCGTTCCTCAATTGCTCCAAAAATTCATCAGTTAAATCAATATAACTATCCCTTTTATTTTTAACATCATTTAAAATCCTTTTGTACTGTCTTTCCCCGAACAAAGTAACAAAATTATCGGCTAAATGTTCAATTATCATTTTACCTCCTTTTTTATAACAAGGTTTGCACGTACCAATTAAAGAACGGCCGTGTAAAACAAGTAAGTTATTTTTTATAACAAAAGGATACAAAAGACATTTAATTGGCTTGTCGTCCGCTTGTAACTTGCAACCCTTATCCCCTAAGTGAAAACATTTCCCCCCGTTTGATTTTGGGGGATAATAACTAGGTGTTTTACAACATTGGCCGCCGCAACCTTTTTCCCCTAGTATTATGTCAACCGTGCATCCTACTTCTTTTGAAGCCCATTTCCAGGAAACCCGAATTTTATTTTTTATTATTTCAACTTTTTTTTTTTCAATAGCCTTTGGAGTAATCAGAGTTTCTTCTTCAAAATCTACTATCTCAATTTTTGGAAATTTGTTTTTGATTTCCTTTGTATCCCCCTTGTAAAAGACCAACATATTTTGGTGACATTTGCCGATTTTACGGTTGTTCATATAACGGCCCACTCTTTGAGGTAAAGTTCCGAGCGTTTCAACAATTATCATTTCATTGTATAATTTTACACCGGCTTCATTAAATATTCTTTTAATATCGTCCGGGAATCCATAATAAAAACCATTTTTATCCCTTATATCACCGACAACAACAACCGCAAACCTATTATCTTTTAAACATTTTATTGAATCATTAAATGCTTTTTTAATTATTTTTATAAAATCTTCATAGGTTTCTTGATTACTTGCATCAGTTTCCATATCACTATAAACTTCAAGATCGTAATACGGCGGACAACTAAAGAGTAAATCTTGTGAATTTGGCTTAATATGTTTTAAAACGTTTTGACCATCATCGCAAATATACTTTGATTTGCTACCAATCAATCTTTTATTATTCAATTCCGTTTGTTCCGGCCTTAACTCTATTCCGGTAAAAGTACTCCCAAGTGAATCAGATACATAACCAAAAACACTATCTCCGGCAAAACAATCAAACGTTTTCCCGTTTTCAATACCAAACCATAAATTAGAAATTTCAGCCATAACCGGGTCAAGCAATGATACTCCATTATTGATTCCGGTCATTAATTCCGCTTCTGATAATGTTCCTTCGCGGCTTTCGCCGTTATCCCCTATCAATTCCTTCCAATACCTTTTTCGGTCTTGCCAATGTCCCTGTCGGGTATCTAAAACACTAAAAGGCGGAATAATAAATTTATCCGATAATTTGTTATGAATTTCTTTTACGGCTGCTTCATCTTGGTTAAATTCTTCGATTTCAACATCCATAAAATCCAAATCATTAAATCCCCATTCAACAAGTTCAGTCGTGTCGAAATGTTCTTGGAGCAACTCCATATCAAATTGACCGGTATTTTTATTCAATCTAACATTTAGTTCTTTTTCCTTCTCTAAATTTAGATTTACTTCAACCGTTGGAATTGTTTTATTTCCCATTGATTCCCAAACTTTCATTCTTTGATGTCCACCTACTAAAATGTTCTTTCGGTCCTTGTGAGCGTTTACAATAATCGGATCAACTAAACCGAATCTTTTCAGCGAATCAGTTAATTGATTTTGTTGTTCTTTGGTTAATTCTCTTGGATTGTATTCAGCGCGGATTAAATCGGATATTTTCCTGGTTTTAATCTTCATTTCCTGGTTTATTGTTTTCTTTGCCATATTATTATTGTTTTATACACCTTCAAATTCATAAACTTCTTCGGCTTCTTCAATTAATTCTATCATTTTATAAAGATTGTGTTTTGATAGTGTTATAAAACTGTATTCTTTTGTTTTAATGTGAATACAATCATCATAATGAAATTCACAATTTAAGGCATCACCTTCTTCATCCAAGATAGTTGTTTTTAATGTTTCGTTTTCATTTCTTGTTAATTCTTCAATAGTTGTTTCCATAGTTTAGTTTTATTTGTTTATGAATTAAATACTGTTTTATCCAATTTGAAAGTACCTTTTCCATCTTCATTGAATGAACAAAGGATGTATTTCTTTGTTTCGTGA